CCACGTATTCCGGGTGACTGATGATCAGCGCCCACATCGCATCACCCCACACACCCGGGCGGCCGTTGATAACCGAGATACCCTGCAGCGACTGCATCGGCTTCAGGCCCAGCTCGGCGCCGGTCTGCACCGCCACCAGCACGTTCCCCGGCTTGTTGATGTAATCCTTCGGCACCATGTCCGAAGAGGCGATGACCTTCGCGAACTCCATGGCCTCGGCCAGGTTGCGCGGGGAAAGGGAGAACGTCGGTTCGCCCTGGGTGGTAAGTTCGTTCATGGTTTCCTTCGTGGTTAAAAGCCGGTGATATAGCTGCGCAGCGCGCGGGCGATTGCCTTGCGGCGGCCAAGGCCAGTCCGGCAGGCGTATTTGTATTGGTAGACGACGAAGCGGATCACCATGCCTCCACTGCGCGGCGTTCCTGCATCAGCTGCACCTGGCGCAGGTGCTGGGCGCCTTCGGCTTCGGCCAGCGACGCGCGCAGCTGCTGCAGGCGGAACACTTCCATGTCCGAGTGCTCCAGGCGCATCGTGGTCAGCCACAGGACCAGAGGCTTGGCCAGCTTGCGGAACATGCGGCGCGGGACGCGGGTGAGGGTCAAAACGGTCATCTGCTGCTCTCCTGGTTGGCGCCGGCGCGGCCGGCTTCGTTGTTCCGTGTTCCGGCTTTAACCATGTCCGGCATGGGCGTATGCGCAATCACGCTAGCGGCACCTGACGCAGTGCGAGCGGGGCATGCTGATCCCACAGGGCCTGTTCCTTCAGCTGGCCGGGCCTATCCGCGCGTCGTGTTCCGTGGCGCGGCGCTACGGGTTCAGTGCAGCGGGCAGAGCCAGGCTTCTGCCACCTGTTCGGCGCGGGCCTCGAGGGCCGCTTCGGCGCCCTCCTTCTCCAGGCGCTGCAGCTCCCGCTCGGCAAACACGCAGGCCTCGGTCCAGATCAGGTCCGACAGGATCTTTGTCAGGGGGCTTCCGCCGGCGGCGGTCTTCTTCAGCAGTTCGAAGCGCGCCTGGTCGTCCTGCATGAATTCGCCCAGGGCTTCGTCGATCAGCTGCATGGTCTTCGGCAGGCCGGCGGCCAGCGCCTGGGTCATCGAGTCCGCGGCTTCGCGGGTCAGCTCGGTCAGGCGCTCGTCGCGCTTCTCGTCGGCTTCGGTAGGGTCGTAGAGGGCCATGGTCAAGCCGCCTTCTGCGCGCTGTTCATCCGGCGGGCCATCAGGTCGTTGACCTGGGCGTCCGTCATGTCGGTGCAGTCCGTCCAGCTCGGCGCCTTGATGGCGATCTCGGCCACGTGGAAGTGCTCAGCCTGGCGGCCGCACGGGCTGACCATGAAGCGCTGCTCGTGCAGTTTGATTTGCGGGGTATCGTTGGTGCGCATGACGCTCTCCTCGGTTGGCGGCTCGGCTGGTGCTGAGCTCGTTTCGCTTCAACTAACTACAACCACAGGTTACAGCAAGTTCAGCCGTAGTGCAAATAAAAGTTGTAATGGGTGGCGCGAAAATTTACACTGCTTAGGCGGCCGAATCGTCGGCCGAAAAAAAGCCCCGGCTTGCGGGGCATGGAGGATGGGATGATGGAGCTACAACTCAAGGCAGAAACTTCACTCTTCCAGCGCAAGCTGGAATGGATGGCTTTACTTCTTGAATCCAGGGATGTTCGCGAATGCCTTGGCGACAGCCTCATTGACCGCCTCTTGAAGGCGTTTGCGCGAGGCGGGAGTGATGAACTCAGCAAGATCGGCCCTGTGATTGCAGACGGCGCAGGTCACCTCACGGTCGAGGTTCAAATCAGCGGAGTTCTGGATGAGGTTTTTACTGCAATTCGGGCATTGGGTTTCGAGTTTCATGATCACCCACCTAACCTAGAAGCGCAGGCTTCGTTGGGGCGAAGCCAATTGGATGCGGATCATCCTCCGCATATTGAACAATATGCGCGACGCTGTGATATGGCAGGTACAGAGATTGGTTGCACTTCGATTGATTCCCGCCGCGCTTTAAAAATATGTAATGCGGGTTGCCAAAGTCTATCTCAGTGCAAGCTAGAACTGGACACCTGATACCGCCATCAGTGGCAACGCCATCGTTATTTTCGGAGTATATTTTCCCCGTCGCTGAAGATGGCTCCAGTAGAACAAGATATTTCATTCCCCTCCTCAATTAAGCATCCAGGCGCGCCGCTGCGCCTTAGAGCTTCTGCTTCAGCTCAGCATATGCCGCCAGCACGGACTTTAGCCCCGATCGTTCGGCGGCGGTCATGAGGTGGTCCCGGGTTCTGTCGCGACCAGCGAAGCGTACAGTCACACTCTTTGCGCCGCTGATCTTGCCCAATGCGGCCTGATCACTTGGGGTGGCGAGATAATCAGCCACTTCCCATACCGATCCACCCTCGTTGTCGCGCGAGATGTCACGGCGGTTGAACGCCTTCTCATAGACAATCTCGTCATCCGCCATGATCTTCACTGCGTCGTAAAACACCCAGCTGTCGCCGTAATAGACAGTTTTCATGCGGAGGTAAGGCGATCCACCGTCAGCCAAGCCGAAGTACGCGCCAACCTGCGTCCGCAACCCGTCGTTTTGCGCCATGAAGAACGTTGTCTTCTCGATCTTGTCGCGCTTCCGCTTCAGACTTTTCGTCGCAGTGGCTAGCAGGCGGGTGCGCTCAGCTTCAGTCAGGGAGGGCTTGGGCTCTCGGAAGGACCGAGGTACTTCCGCACTACTTCCGGCCGCATTTGCCGTTACCAGCGCAGCATCCGCCTTTGCTGGGGTTGTAGGGGTACTCGACGGGAAGATACTGTTCAACACAAATCCGCCAAAGATTATTATTGCAATAAGCTGCAAGCGGCCCATCGGCTTCTTTGGCGTCCCGCCACATTTCGGGCATCCGGTTGATTCGGCGCTGATCGCGTAGCCGCATGCTCTGCATTTAATCGAAGCCATATTAAGTCCTCAAACGCTGGGTCTAAAAGCTGATTTTGGAATATGCCCGAGTACCAGGTGCATCGAGTGAATCTGTTCCCAATCGATAACGATATTGGGGTGGTCCTTATTTACAGACTCGAAACAGCTTTGACCATCACGGGTCCAAAGCAGCCGCTTTACCATTCGCCGCCCATCCACCAGCTGCACGATTACTTCGTCGCTCGGCAGCACTTCGGCGCACGGATCCACGCCAACAAACTCACCTGGAAGGTATCGTGGGCTCATACTCTCGCCGCGCACGCGCAGCGCGTAAGCCTCAACGCAGGATGTGTACCAAAACATATGTCCGTCAGGGCTCTCCGTAGGGTAGTCGTCGACGTGAATAAAGCCGTCGGCGCCGGCCTGGACGCGGCCGGCGACAGGAATGAGACGAGGGGTTGCCAAGATTGCCGGAGCGTCGTCGAGTTCTGATAGTGACTCGATCGGCAGGGAAGGCGCCGGCGGGGTGCCGCTACCGGCGCCGAACTTCAATGTCGATGGAGTCACGCCCAAGAACGTAGCTGCCAACTCAAGGTTTTTCCCGCGCGGCTCAGCCACGCCCGCAATCCATTTCTGAACAGCCTGCGGCGTCACGCCGACGAAGCGCGCCATCTCGGACTGGTTGCCGCCGTTCTTTGCGGCCAAAAGGGTCTCGATTCGATTTGCCATAGTTTCCATTCAACCATCTTACAAGTGTAGGTTGTAATTCGCACTGCAAATTTCAGTTGTAGCAGAGCCTGCTTTACTGTAACCTCCGGTTGTAGATAACAACTAGGGCAGGAACATGGAAACCGGAATTGCAAAAGCTATTCGTCTTGCGGGTAGTCAGACCGCACTCGGCAACATGCTGGGGCTCACGCCACAGGCGATTCAGAAGTGGGCATCTCAGGGCTTCGCGCCCGGCGATCGCTGCCGGGAAGTCGAAGCCAAGCTCGACGGTCAAGTAACCCGCTACGAGCTCAACCCGGCCGTCTTTGGTGATGCGCCCGGTGTCGAAGCACAGCCACAGTAACGCTCTGTTAAGGAAATAGCATGCGGAGCAATCCACACAATCCCACGAAGACCCGAATCGCCATGTACCGCGAGTGCGTCGAGGAATGGCGCAAGCGGGAAGGCTGGAGCCGGGAAACGGTCTGCCAAGTGATTGTCGAGGCGCACGAGCGCATCGGCGGTCCGGCCACGACCGGCATCCGTTTCGAACCGCCGACCACCGACACGTACGAACGCCAGAAGGTGAACGCGGAGCGGATCTTCCGCTGGCTCGACGACGTCACGAAGGACAAGAACCTGCTGCCGTCGAACTTCGAAGCGTCGATCGAGGAGGCCATGCCGATCGACATCTACCTGAAGTTCGAAAACATGCGCCTGGCGCGCAAGGGCGTCGAGCTGCGCCTGGTCGAAGTCGAGCCGCGCCCTGCCCTGGACGTGACGCCGCACCTGCGCTCCCTGGTAAAAGAATCAGCCGAGGCCACGACCTCGCTGCTGGCCATCGGGCCGGACGCCACCGTCGACGATCTTCAGCACGCCTGCCGGGAGCTGCAGGACGCTCAGGACTCGGCTGCCTGCGCGAAGCGCGACCTTCAATCCGAGATCGCGCGCCGTAGCGCGGTCGACCAGGTTTCGTAGGAAGAGCCGATGCACGATTCGATTATTTCCCGCGACACCATCCGCGCCCGCGCGCGCGCTGCTTTTGCGCGTGGTGCCGCCCGCGATTCCCACTGTATGAACCCAGGCGCCCCGGCACTCGTGGACTGGCTCGACGAATACGACCGCTGCTACGCCGAGTGGGCCAAAGGCGGGCGCCGCACTATCGACTCGCAGCTGACAGAGGCGCCGCCGCGATGAATTACTTCGAGCACCACATCGGCGACTATGCCGAGGCCACGGCACACCTGACGTTCGTCGAAGACGCTGCCTACAGCCGCATGATCCGCAAGTACTACGCCCAGGAGAAGCCGCTGCCGGCTGACGTCAAGGCTGTGCAGCGCCTGGTCGGTGCACGGGCGAAGGAAGAGCGCGAGGCAGTCGCAACGGTGCTGGAAGAGTTCTTCGTGCTTGCCGAGGATGGCTGGCACAACAACCGCTGCGACACCGAGATCGCCCGCTTCCGCGAGGGTGAGCCGGAACGCGAAGCGAAGAAGGCGAACGAGGACAACCGCATGAAGCGGCACCGCGAGGAGCGTGCGCGCCTGTTCAAGGTGCTGACCGACGCAGGCCAGCACGCGCCCTGGAACATCGGCATGAACGAGTTGCGGGAGCTGGTGAAACGCGTTGCAGCATCGACAACTGCAACACCTGTCCCGCCGTTACCTGCAACGGCACCTGCAACGCCTGCAACGGCTACCCAGACACCAGTACCCAATACCCATACACCAGAACTAAAACCTTACGCCGACGACGACTCAACGGACAGTAGTCGCGCGTCGTCGTTGCCGCCCGATTTCGATGACCCCGGATTCTCGCATCCTGGTGCTGCGCCGCTGCCGCCTCGCGAAGATCCGCCAGTGAGCGCCGACCCCGCGATCATCCTGACCGTCGCCCTGCGCAAGCTCGGTGTCGACGCGACCTTCACGCATCCCACGGTGCGCGATTGGACGGACCGGAAGATCACCATGGAGGTGCTGACCGCTGCTGTCGGCCTGGCCCGTGAGCAGAAGGGCCCGACGGCGAAGATTCCGCCGAACTACCTCATGCCGATCGTCGAGAAGCTGCTGAACCCGCCGGCGGCGTCCTCTGGCCGACCGATCCAGCCGCCGCAACCGATCGCGATCCGCAAGCCCCAGGGCACGGACCCGAAGGGACCGGACGAGAGCTACGAGGACTGGCTGGCTCGCGTCGACGCCGCTGAACGCGCCATGCGGAAAGGCGGCAACCCATGAGCCGCGAGTTCCAGCCCTGCGGCATGTGCAACCGCTTCCCGCCTGCAGTCTCCACGAAGGAAGAAGCGACGGAGCACAAGGGCCATTGCAGTGGCTGGGACAAGCCCGTGCTGTCGACCAACGTCGAGCGGCCCTGCGTGCTGTTTCTCGAGCGCGGAGCCTGGGCGACCAGGCAGGCCGAGAAGGCGAAAAGCCGGGACCAGTTCCCGAGGGATCGCAAGGTCGCCAAGGTGTGACCGAGACCATTTCGCGCGCGAGCGCAGGGAGGAAAGAGTGAAACGGCAGAGGCAATTCAAGGATGGCGGCGTATCGCAATGTTGGCACTGCAGTCGCCAGCTCGTACGGATCAAAGGCGGATTCATCTATGCCCTTGTCGAGGACCCCCTTGGCAATCGGATGCGAGTGCACAAGGACTGCATAAGGCTGAGCATTGGCAGCGGCATCCGGGAAGTCACCGAGCAGCACGCATAAGCATTATTCGCGCGTAAGCGCACAACCGCAGCACCAACCTGAAAGTGAAACCATGAGCTATTCGTTCCAACTTAAAGCCCCAACCAAAGCTGCTGCGAAGGAAGCCGTCGCTGCCAAGTTCGACGAAGTCGTCGCCCAGCAGCCGATCCACGCCCGTGATCGCGCCGTCGTCATCGCCAACGCGAGCTGCGTGATTGACCTGCTGGCCGACAACGACAGCAAGGACGTCGTCGTGTCCTGCAACGGCTATGTGAGCTGGCCCAGCGGCGCGATCGAGGAGGCGCAGCTGAGCAACGCGTCGGTTGCCGCATCGGCTGGCTACGCCGACCGCGCATAAACGGCACCAGCACCACCACGCCCGGCCAGCCCGGGCGACAACAACAACGACAGGAGAGCACCGTGCAACAAATCGATCAAACGGCGGGAAAAATCGAACAGAAAGCGGGAAAAAGCGCCGAATCCTGCAACAAACCGGCCGCTTCTCGCAACAAGCGGGAGGGGGACTACGCAGGGCGGTCGCGGTACTACCCGGCCGCCGGCGAGATCGGCCAGCCGCACCACTGCCGCGCTGGTGGCGGCGCCATCCGCCGGACTAGCCTGCGCGAATGGAGTCGCGCATGAAACCGATCACCCTCATCTTGCCCTACCCGCTGTCGGCAAACCGCTACTGGCGCCCGGTGAAGCTCGGCGCGCACATCAGCATCGTGCCGACCAAGGAAGCGAAGCAATTCCGAGCCGATATCGCCGCTCGCTGCCGCGCCCAAGGCGTCACGGTCGCCATCACCGGCCGCGTCCACATCGACGTGAAGCTCTATCCCGCCCGCCCGCTGGACTGGCAGAAGCGCATGCGCCTGAACGGTGCTGCTTGGGACGACACCGTGCGATGCATCGATATCGACAACGCCAACAAGGTGCTGCTCGACGCCCTCAAGGACGTGGCCATTGAGGACGACAAGTGGGTGCGGCGCCTGACCAGCGAGCGCATGGAGCCGGACGGCGAAGCGCGCGTGGTGGTCACGATCACGGCGATTCCGACCGCGCAGCCGCAGGTCAGCCTGCTCGAGGAGGCCGCATGAGCATCGTCTACTCCCAAGACCCGAAGGTGAAGGCGCTCCGCGAGGACGCGCTGGCCAAGCTGAAAGACGCCGAGCACGCCCTGCATGCCTACTGGACCTCTTGCGAAATCGGCGACGAACGCGAGTGGGGCGCCAACCTGTTCGAGATTGTGCGCACCGCACCGCGCGAGGCCCGGTCATGAGCGCCCTCGTCCTATGGATCGCCCTGTCGCCAGTGCTCGGGTGCTTCATCGGCCAGCTCATCGGCGCCGGCCTGGTCGACCGTGCCGCATCCAGCCGCTGCACCCAGGCGTGCAGCCAGGGGCGCAGCTGCACGTGCCAGAAGTCGAGGGAGGCAGCTTGACCGAAGTAGAACGCCGCGACATCGGCGCCCGCCTGGAGAACTGGGCGCGCGTCTACCGCCCAGGACGCACCATCGGCGTCAGCCCGACTGGTGCGTTCTGCGATCATTTGGAACGTCAGGCGCACGGAGAGAGACCGACCGGCGAACGCCGCAGCTTGGACGAAGCAGATGCACAGGCCATCGAGCAGGCCATGCGCCTGCTCACCCGCCGGGACAGGCTGATGCTCAAGTACTGCTACATCGATCAGGATCGGCCAGAAGCTGTGTGTCGAAAGCTCAGCATCGCGCACCGCCCGGCCACCATCTTCGTCGACCTGTTCCGCAAGGCGCAGGCCAAGGTCGAGGAGCTGACGGCCCCGCGCAACGGATTCCACGATTCCTGAGCGAAATATGTTGACATCGACAATGGCTCAGCAGTACATTCCAATTCACAACTTAATTCCGTCCAGAAATTCGACGTGTAAAGCTTCCCACTGGGAGCCCCCGGCGTCTCTGGCAGATATAGCAAGCCCCGCGATCAGCAATGACGCGGGGCTTTTTCGTTTCCGCTCAATGGAGAAAAAATGCTCAATTCGACACGGCGCCTCGGCGTGATGATCATGGCAGCTGCGCTTGGCGCAGGCATGGGCGCAGTACCGGCGTTCGCCAATCAGGCGCGTGTTACGCAGGCGCCGGCCAAAGCCAGCAAGTCCGGCAATCGGGGCTTGTTCAACGACACGCCGACCTGGTCGGGCGCACGCTATGGTCGCAAAGGCGCCGGCATTTGCATGGCCCAGCAGCAGCGCACTGCCGTAAAGAAACGTGGCGTCGCGCGCAACCGCAAGCACCACCGATAACACCGAAGCGCAGCGGCTTGGCCCCGCTGCATCACACTCCAGTGGGAATTTCTTTCGAGACCCTGCCTTATGGGAGCTTCGCGACTGACCACCGTAAGTGGTCACCAACAGTTCAATGCGCGGCCTAGGTTAGCTCCCGAACGCCGATTCGTCATCGGCCGACCGCGCACCCAACATTGACGACAACCTTGACGAGGTATGTATGGAATTGTTCTTTCAGAACGTGGACTTCTCTGAATCCGGATGCTGGCTGTGGAAGGGTCCGACCTGCTCTGGAGGCCGATACGGTCGGGTCAACAAGATTACGGGCCCCACTTTGGTCATGGCGCACCGGATGGCATACCTGATGTTGAAAGGCGTGCCGAATCAATCTGATCTGATCTGCCACACCTGCGAAAACGGTTTATGCGTGAACCCAGCACACATGTTCCTCGGCACCCCGAAGGACAATTCGCGGGACATGGCTGCGAAGGGACGTGGAGTTGGGCAGATCACCGGCTCGGCCCCACAGAGTGGCGAGAACAACAGCAATGCAAAGCTCACCCGTGCGCTAGTGGAGGACATCAGGGCGCACTTCAAGGAAACCGGATGCACGTGCGTGGAGCTCATGCAGAAGTTCGGCCTTCGCACACGTGGTCATGCCTATGGAATCGTGACTTACAGGATTTGGAAATAGAGCTTAGTGCCTCCTCCGAGGCGCCACACGCATGGGACTGCCCAGCCGTGTGGTCAAGCGCTGATGCGCAAGGCCGCCAGTCGGCCGCCACAAGTTGTCTCCTGGGTTGCTTGACCAGCAGCCCATTCGCCCAGCCTTGCGCTGGGCTTTTTTTATTTCTGAGGTGCGCATGGGCGTCGACTCGGTCTCGCATTACTTCGTCATGCAGGCCAGCCACGCGCGGGCGATGCAGGAGGCTGAAGAGACCGAGTTCGACAGATGGATGCGACACCGCATCAACGTTGCCCACGCCAGATACATGGAACGCACCTCGTACAGCCTGTCCTGCGACTGGCCGCGCTTCTCACCCGGAGCAATAGCCGACTTCGTCGAGCGCTGCCGCTGATGGTCTGGGGAACGAAGAGCCGGCACGAGCGCGGGTACGGCGCTGCATGGGTAAAGCTGCGCAAGCGGATCATGGAGCGCGACTGCGGCCTGTGCCAGGTATGTCGGCGCGATGGCCGCGTCACCGTCGCCAACCAGGTCGACCACATCGTGAGCAAGGCCAACGCCTATCGGATGAAGTGGACGCCGGCGCAGATCGATGCTGAGACCAACCTGCAGGCCATATGCAACCCCTGCCACCTCGTAAAGACCGAGGCTGAGCAGGGCAAAGTCAAGCACAAAGCGGTGCGCATCGGCGTCGATGGCTTCCCCGTCGAGTAGCCGCACGCGCAAGTTGCATAAAAATTAGGCATCCTGAGAATGTTTCTCCGACGCAAGGGAGGGCGGGTCAAAAGTCTGAGGCCTTGCGCCTTGGGGACCGTCCGAGTACTCATTATTTCGCACGTGCAGGATAGGAAAAACGGTTTTTGAGGAACCCACCATGCCAGGCCCACCGAAGAAAGCTGCGACGCTGAAGTCGATCTCCGGCACCCAGCAGCCGTGCCGCGCGGCGCCGACGTCGGTGGTGGAGCTGCCTGTCATCGACAAGGTGCCCGAGGCGCCCGACTGGCTGCCGAACGCGCATGCGGTCAAGGAATGGAACCGGCTCGCGCCGCTCCTGACCGCGAACAAGCTGCTGACCGAAGGCGGCCTGTCGGCGCTCGCCCACCTGTGCGCGATGCACGGGAAGATCGTTCAGCTCTACGCCGCCGGCGAGGCGCCGACGGCCAGCATGGCCAGCACGCTGCAAAGCATGATCAACGACTTCGGCCTGACGCCGGTGGCACAGGGGAAGGTAAAGATGAATGGCGGCGAGGAAAAGAAAGGAAACAAGTTCGCTTCCAACGGCAAGCGCGCCGGAGCAGCGTGATTACGTCCAGGTCGCGATCGACTACGCGAAGGATGCGGTGGCCGACAAGAAGGGCAAGCGCTTCGGACGCTGGGTACGCCTGGCCGCCGAGCGGTTCCTGAACGATCTGAAGCGCGCGCGGTATGACCACGTCAAGGGCACATCGAAGGCGACGCGGAAGAACGCACCCTTCATGTTCGACGCCTGGCACGCCTGGGACCCGTGCGACTTCATCGAGAAGCTGCCGCACGTCGAGGGCGAATGGGACACTCCGAACGTCGTCATGCACGAGTCGCACATCTTCTTCGTCGTGAACCTGTTCGGGTTCCGCAACCACGACGGCACGCGCCGGTTCAGCACTGCGCTGTTCGCCGTGGCTAGGAAGAACGCGAAGTCTTTCCTATGCTCGGCGGTGCTGCTCTACTGCTTCTGCTGCGAGGCCGGGAACGGCCCGCAAGTGATCAGCGCGGCGACGACCGGCTCGCAGGCGCGCATTGTGTTCAACGTCGCGAAGCGGATGGTCGAGCTGGTGTCGGACCTGCGCGAGGCATTCACCCTCGAACCGTTCGCCAACGCGATCGCGCGCTACGAGGTCGGCGGCACCTTCAAGCCGATCAACGCGAAGGCCAGCACGCAGGACGGTCTGAACCCGTCGCACTGCGGGATCGACGAGATCCACGCCCACAAGAATCACGACCTGCTGAACGTCCTGAAGTCGGCGGCCGGCGCGCGCAAGAATGTGCTGTTCGTCTACACCACAACCGAGGGCTACACCAACCCCGGCCCGTGGGGCGAGATCCGGCACTTCGCCAAGCAGGTGCTCCAGGGCGTGGTCGAAGCCGATCACTTCCTGGCCGTCTACTTCGCCTTGGACGACGAGGACAAGACCGCCGGCATTGAGGCCGACGGCGACTTCGACGAAACGAAGTGGATCAAGGCGAACCCCCTGATGGAGGTTAATCCCCTCCTGATGAAGGAGATCCGGAAGGAGGCGGTCGAGGCGAAGGCTATGCCCGGGCGCCACGCCGAATTCAAGATCAAGCGCCTGAACCGACCGTCCGCCGCTGCCGGCGGCTGGGTCAACCTGGTCAAGTGGAAGGCCTGCAAGGGCGCCGTCGACCTGGAATGGCTGCGGCAGTTCCCCTGCTGGGGCGGCCTCGACCTCGCCAGCACGCGCGACCTGACCTCGTTCCGGCTGGTCTGGAACGTCAACGGCGTGCTCTACACGCATGGCTGGCGGTTCGTGCCGGCGGCCGCGGTGGTCGGGCGCACCGAGCGAGGCCTGGTCCCTTACCAGGCCTGGGTGGAAGGTGGATTCCTGATTGAGGCCGGCGCCGAGGTCACCGACTACGACGCGGTGCAGGCCTGCATCCTGGCGACCAAGGCTCGCTTCAACATCCAGATGATCGGCTACGACTCCTGGAATGCGAAACAGCTGGTGCAGAAGCTGCAGGCCGAGGAAGTGCCGCTGCAGGAATTCATCCAGGGCGGCAAGAGCTACCACCCTGCTATGCAGGCGCTGGAGCTGGCCTACGTCGAGGGCAACCTCGCGCACGGCAGCGACCCGGTCCTGAACTGGTGCGCATCGAACCTGGTGGCACGCACGGACCCGAATATGAACACGGCGCCGGACAAGAAGCGTGCGCCCGAAAAGATCGACGACATGGTCGCGCTGCTGATGGCCATTGGCGTGATGCAAACGGTCGAACCGCAAGAAAATATTGATGACTTCCTCAAGGCCCCGATCAGCGCATGAACATTCTTAATTCCTTCCGCAGCTGGTGGGGGCGCGGTGGAGCAATCGCCGAAACGACCGGCTCCCAGTCGGGCGTACCCGCCGCCCCGCTCATTCCAGAGACGGCGAACGTGACCGTCGACGGCGCCCTGCAGATCAGCACCGTTTGGGCGTGCATCGACCGCCGGGCAATGACGGTCGCCAGCCTGCCATTCTTCGTGTACGAGCAAAAGAACGGGGAGAAGGTCCTGGCGCGCTCGTCCCGTCTGTACTCGATCCTGCACGACTCCCCCAACAGCAGAATGACGCCGTTCGAATTCTGGCGCGCCATGATGATGAACCACGATCTGCGGGGCAACGCATACGCGCGCATTGATCGCGACGAGGCTGGCGAGGTCCTGGCCATGTGGCCGATGCCGGCCGATCAGGTCGAGCCTAAGGTTTTACCCGATGGTTCAATGGTCTACCTGTATTCGTTCGCGAACGATGTGGCGGTGCTGGCCGCCGAGAACGTGCTCCACCTGAAGAACCTCGGGAACGGCACGGTCGGGTTGGCGAAGCTGGAGTTCATGCGCGCCACCACCGACGAGGCAGCGAAGGCCCAGGGCGCCGCGAGCAAGGTGTTCGGCTCCGGCGGCAAGCCTACCGGCATCCTCATGATCGACAAGGTGCTGAAAGACGACCAGCGCGCTGCAGTCGCGGCGAACTTCGCCGGAATGGCCGAGGGCAATACCTCGCGACTATACGTGCTCGAAGCCAACATGAAGTACGAGCAGCTGAGCATGTCGCCTGAGCAGCAGCAGCTTCTGGAGACGCGCAACTACGGCGTGGCCGAACTGTGCCGCTGGCTCGACACGCCGCCGGTCCTGGTGCACCACTCGAACGTTACTGCTTGGGGCACCGGGATCTACGAGATCAAAGACGGCTTCTATACGCTGGCGATCCGCCCGATGGTCATCAACATCGAGCAGGCGGTGCGCAAGCGCGTGATGACGCCGCGCCAGCGCGCCACGATGACGGTCGAGTTCAGCCTCGACGCTTTACTACGGGGCGACCCGACCAAGCGCGCCGACATCAACGCGAAGAACGTACAGAACGGCCTGAAGTCGCGCGCCGAGATCCGGCAGTTGGAAGGCGACCCATACATCCCGGGTACCGACGTCTTGACAGCGCAGAGCAACCTGCTCCCACTCGACATGCTCGGCAAGGTAAAGCCGGCTGCTGCTGGTGGTGATGGCTCGAACATCGCTCAATAAGGAATCACATGGAACGCAAAGCACTACTGCTCGCCGATGCACAGATCAAGCTGGAAGACGACGACAACACTTTCGTGGGCTATGCCTCGACCTTCGGCAACGTGGACTCCTACGGCGACACGATCGTCAAGGGCGCCTACAAGGAAACGCTGAAGATCAACGGCATGCCGAAGATGTTCTTCAACCACGACTCCAACGCTGTCCCGATCGGTAAGTGGGTCAAGGCAGCGGAGGACGATTACGGCCTGCTGCTGACTGGCGAGTTCACGCCCGGCAACACACTGGCCGCCGAGGTGAAGGCAGCGTTGAAGCACGGCACCGTCGATTCGATGAGTATCGGCTATGCGCTGCGCAAGGGCGACTACGTGGACACGGAAGGCGGTCGCACCATCAAGAAGGTCGCGCGCCTGGCCGAAACCTCGATCGTTACTTTCCCGGCCGACAAGTTCGCCCGCGTCGACCTGTCGAGCGTGAAGTTCGCCGATGAGATGGCGGAGATCGAAACCATTCGAGATTTTGAAATGTTCCTGCGGGATGCGGGACAGTTCAGCAAAGGGGCGGCGCAAGCGCTGACCGCCCGCGCCAAGGCGCTGTTCACCCTGCGGGATGCAGGCGACAACGACAAAGCGAAAAGCACCGAGGCCGCGATCGTCGCGCGCCTGGAAGCGCTCAGCCGATAAACCCGCATCAAACCAGACAGGCCGCCTTGAGCGGCTTTTTTTACGCCCAAAGGAAAACAATGTCCGACCAAATCATGAAGGCGCTCGACGGCGTCGAAGCGAAACTGACCGCCATGGCCACCAAGGCTGACGGCGAAATGGCAACCCTCGGCAAGGTCTCGCAGGAGACCAAGGCCGCTATCGACGCAATCGGCGTCGAACAGCGCACGCTCGCCGAACGTCTGCTGGCCGTCGAGCAGAAAGGCTCGGCGCAGCAGGACCAAGCCCCGGCCGAAAAGTCGCTGGGCGAGCAGTTCGTGCAGGGCGCCCAGTACAAGAGCGTCCAGGACGCTGGCGTCTCCACTCAGTTCGGCCGTGTGTCGATGGAAGTGAAGAACACCGTCACCAACGCGATCGCCAATACCTTCAGCGAACGTCGCCCTGGTATCGTCGAAAACGCCTTCCGCGTATTCACCATCGCAGACCTGCTGACCTCGATTCCGACCAGCGCGAACGCGATCGACTGGGTGCGTGAGAACGTCTTTACGAACAATGCCGCCGAAGTGGCCGAGGGCCTGCAGCTGCCGCAGACCAGCATCACGTTCGCAAATGCCACCATGCCGGTGCAGAATATTGGTCACTTCATCAAGATCACCCGCCAGCTGTCGATGGACAACGCCGCCATGGCCGCATTCATCAACCGCCGCATGGTCTACGGCGTGAACCTGCGCGCTGAAACCCAGCTGATCGGCGGCAACGGCACCAACCCGAACCTGTCGGGCCTGACCCTCGCCGGCAACTTCACCGCACACGGCTACACCGCAGCGTCGCTGACCGCCGCGCAGCTGTCGCCGACCAACCGCTTCGACCTGATCGGCAAGATGATCGGCGACTGCGCGCTGTCCGACTACCCGGCCGACGTCGTTATTGTCAACACCGGCGACTGGTGGTCGATGCGTCTGGCGAAAGACGGCCAAGGCCGCTACCTGCTGGGCGACCCTGCATTGCCAGGCGTGCCCACCCTGTTCGGCCGCCCCGTCGTGGCTTCGAACGCGA